TTTTGTTCTCTTCTTTAATACTAAATTTCTATCAAAGTCAGATTGCACATATTCTCTATCATCTATTAATTCTCCATAATCATCTAACTGGCCTGGTTTTGGAACCCAACCCTCTATATCTTTATCTAAGCCATAACGAATAACTTTATATGGAGAAAGAAATCCGTCTTGTATTCCTTGTTTGAGGGAATATTTAAAAATTGGTTCTCCAAAATAATCAATATTAGATACCTTGCTTGATTCTTTCGGAGTAGCAGTTAAACCAATTTGAGTAGCAGATGAAAAGTAATCTAGAATTTTTCTCCAAGAGGCATCATCAGCAGCACTTCCTCGATGACACTCATCAATAACAATAAGATCAAAGAAATCTTTAGAAAATTGCTTGTAGATATTTTTCAGTAATTGTTCCAGATGTGACCTCTACAATCATGCTTGAAGTGTCAACTCTGTCGTTTGTAAGTATAAATCTCTGTCTTTGCGTTGTATCTTTGACAAAAGTGTCAGTCAAATATAGTCCTTCGTATAAAACTGTGTTGTTAAATGACGCAATTCCAGTCAAACTGTCTACAGATTGCGATGTATCAGTCGGAATTGAGAAAACAAAGTTGTTATTATCCAATCCTGTGAAGTTCAAAACCAATCCTGCAGAGATTGTGACTGATTTTGGGTAAGGAAATGGTGTTTGTACTGCAATATCAACTGTAGTGCGTGCTGATCTTGCCGATTTTGGTGTATAACCAATCATTCGAGCAAGTTTTACAACGTTTTCACGCAAAACTGCCGTCTCTAGGAACCCTTCATTGACTGCAAGGTTAGCATTTACCGCTGTATAGTACGTATTGTATGCTAATGTGTCAATAAGCACTGTCAAAGACGAACCTTCAAAGTCATAATCACTAAATTGTGACTGTGATTTTAAGTATTCTTTGATTTGTGCCTTGATTTCATTGAACTCAAGAGCATTGACTTGATTAAATGCCATTATGGTTTAAATACTACACTGATATCATCAAATTTAGGTGAGATACCTAAGATCAAATAATTCACAGAACAGTTCAACTCATTACGATCTGGTTCAAAGTCAACATCTACAGATACTGCTGTAACTCTAGGTTCGTAGATCTCAACTGATTGCTCAATTCTATTCTTTATCTCTAGTTCCATAGTAGGAGTAGAGTTCTCAAATAATAATCCTATTATGTTCCCACCGAAGAATGGGTCAAATGGTTTCTCATAGAAATTGTAAAGAACAATATTCTTGACTGATTCCTTTATTGCAGCTTCGTTCTTAAGTGCCAAAATATCGTTGGTCACTGCATTCTTTTCAAATGTTAAAGAGAAATCCCTAAAGGATTTCGATATCAAAGACATCTCGAACGAAACAATTCTTTATCAATTGTTATTTATACTCGTTTCTCGAAAGGTTTACGTTTCTTACCCTGTCTATCACTACGAGGATCGGTAATTAAGTATCTACAGTACTCATTACCATGATCGTAGAAGTGATCAGACATGTCGACAGGAATGTTAGCATTCCTTTTACCATCTACAATTCTATTTGCCTTGGCCACGATACCTCTTCTTTGCCTTGTTCCTAGACGTGGCACTATACTTCGTGTGTTGACCACGACCTTGTGCTGTTTTCTTTGGTTTCGATTCGATACTGTTTCCAGTGTTCCATGTCATTGCCATAAATTAATTCATCCTGCGAATACGTTTGATGATCCTGCTGCAACTGCTGTGCAACCTGATATTCCATCTCCTACTCTACCACAACCTTTGCCATTTACAAAGACTGTTGAACTTCCTGTAGCTATTGATGCTGAGTGTGGAGGACACACAGGAGCAGGAGGAGGAAAAAGATGTGTAGTGTTACTATCTCCCTGACGAGAGATGCCAATACCATTACAAAAGACATTAGAAGATCCCCCTGCTCTGGTCATACCAGTACAATGAGTTACGTCTGCGTCTCCTATTCGGGTTACTGCGGGCATTACTTTCTTTCCCTTGCTACAAGTATATGTAAGTATTCTGTATATTTACTCATTGCGATGTGTTCTGCAACGCTATGAGGTTCGGGTGGTGGTGTCGGATTAAACTCGATCAAATGATCAAACTCATCGGGAAGGTCACCACACCTATCGAATTCGAGGAGTTTTCCCTCGTCCTTGATTACGAACTTTCCTTCAAGATCGTCCATTGGATTTATCATAATACTCCTAGTTATTTAGAGACCTACGCGGGGTTAACGCGGTTATTACCAATTCGTATCATCAACCTCTGTCAATCCACCGACAGTATATTCAACTATCTCTGTTATCGTCTTATCGTGCTCAAGAACAACATCTACAAGTTTCTCATAGTGCCCATCGTCAGTTCTCTTCATGAGGAGTTTAGAATTAGACACCTTTCTCTCTAAGGCATCTAACCTCTCCAATATCTCATCATACTTTCTATCTGTATGTGTATGGTAGTCGCCTGACATGAATCCTCCTAGTCTTGTTTAATGTCAAAGTGCCATTTGATATGTTTAATGTAATCAAATGTATCTCCTATGTCCTTATCGCAATCTGTTTCATACTTTCTATCGCAGAGAAACTTACGTAAATCGTAGATACTGTCATATGTACCTACTTCGTCAAAAGAATCGTCATATAGAACGTAACGCATAAGAGAAAAGGAGATGTTGATTTATTTATTATATCTTGAAACTAACACAATGTCAAGTGCAAAGATATCCAACAACATTGTCTGGTAGGTTCTCCAAAGGTATTAGAGAAAGATACTTAGGTATCTTGACTCTCATGTTCTCTGCAATCTTTTTCTTCTTCCATTTAGTGTATGCTTCCTTCTGACACCAGAGGTCAAAGAAGATCTCCATATCATCAGTGATCTCATATTCATGGAAGTATCTCCGAGATATCTTTTCAAAGGGACGTTTCTTCATAAATTCAATATCGACTCCAACACGTTCTCTGGAACATGCTACCACCGCAAAGGTGTGAGTGTCAGATTTATTCCAATGGACGTTTATAGGTTCTACACAACTATCTACAGGTTGCCTTGCAATAAACTCTCTGAGGGCAGCACGAGTTATTGCCTTACCATTATGGTTTGGTTCATCTATGTTTGCGAAGAGGAATACCATAGTAGACCAATCTTCTGTTTCAAAAATTACATGTGGCATTTTTTTTGGAAAATTTTTTATTTTATATTACGCTTGCGGATGCAAGACTTTATAGATTAGCTGCTCTGGGACTCCTATAACGGGCGACGGGGGGAACGAACTGTTTTAAAAGTGGTCTTACAAGTATAGAGGTTCGACTTAAAGAGACTAAGACCATTAACTGTGGTAATGCTTCCACAAATGCGTTGCTCACCCGTGCCTATACTATGCCACGTTATTAAAAGGGACAGTCTTCGGGGACTGTGTACTCTGGTTTCTCACCTGATAACCATGCACTGCGTTGGTCGTCTTGCCATTCCATATACGCTACACGCTTGAGCATCTCATCAGTATGTGTTTTTTCCATCATCTGCTCCCACGTCAGATCATGTTCTAGCATATACTCAGTATATACTATGTCTCTGTATAGAGTAGTATCCATATAACCCCCCCCTATGCGAAGAGAGGACGCATCCAGTCCTTGAACTTTTCTCTTTCAATGTCTGCCAATGCTCTCAACTGTTCTTCTGTTGAGTTGTTGCCTGATGCAACTAATTCATCGTAACATGCCTGTGATATTCCTGCATTGGTGAGTTCATACTCATGTAATGCTATGTGCTTAAAGTAACTCATATAACCCCCCCCTAGTTGTAGATGCCTACAAGTTTTGGATCTCCGTATGATCCTTCAACAACTCTCTTTCCGTTGAGAGCATACCAGACGATCTCTGCGTATCCATAATCTTCTGCTATCATTAAGCATAGTTCAGAATCGAACTGGTGAGAAAGGATTGGTTCTCTAACTGGTGTGTTTGGAACTTCTACGAACTTTTGAATGTCGAACATAATCTAATGTGATGTAAATGTTTGTTGTTTATACTATTATTATAGTGTATATGCAGGTAGTTGTATATACCCCCTGTGCCACTAATTGAACTGTCTACTAGGACTGTGGACTGTCTCTCTAATTAACGTTTGCTTATAAGGAATGCGTGCTTTGATTAGGTCGCTCATTTTAACAGAACATTGAACACGTCTCTGTTTCTTACTGTCTACCTTTGGGTTGATTTTAACTAGAGCGTTCTTGTCTTCGATACAGTTCTTAAGGACTGTTCTCTCAGTTTTAGTCTCCTGCTGTGCTTCTCTTCCTGCGGGTATGTTCTTAATGTAGTCAACATACTCTGCTAGTTGGTTGTAGTTCATTCTTCCCCACAATATAGACTCATGCTCAGGTCTGATGTAGAAAGTATATTCACTGTAGAATACCTTGTTGTCTCCTACCTGTGAATAACAACCTACTACTAGGTTGTAGTCTGTTTCCTGTCTCCTGCGTAGTATATCGCCACAGTCTACAGTGTTCCCTTTGGAAGTCTTAATGCTGTAGTCGTAAGGAGACATTAGACCTTTCATAATGTCCATACCTGACGTATAACCGTTCTCTTTGAGAGCGTCATAGTCTGCCTTACTTAGACCAGTGATTTGTCTAGTCTTGAGGTCTTCGTAATAGTTTCCGTGTGCTTGAACTTCCATGTTTGGGTGTTTCGTTTATAGTATTATTATAGCACAAGGTTTGTGCATGTGCGAGTAAATCGTAATATTCGGTTAACTCGGATTTATCCCAAGGTCTACTCATTTACTGAGTAGTCCCAAGGTGCGGGTTCGCATACTTTCTCAACTAGTGTGTCGAATGCGTTTTCTGTCTCTCTGTCTATCCAACTGTTCTCAATGAAGTATTTGCACATAGTGACTAATACCTCTTCTTCAACCTCTGTTACTGTAAGAGTTCTCTCCCAGTTAACGTTACCATCTGTTGATGTGTCTACTAGTGGTCTTCCCATCTTAATAACTCCTGTAAGGGTGGATTAGGTTACTAGCATAGTCTAACACATTACTTGCCATAATGCGAGTGTTAGTCCTAGCGTTAAATGTGTTAGAGAGTAGCACTGCTGCTACTCCGATGATAATTAAATTCTTCATTACTTAACCTCCATCCATTTGAATTCAGAGATGGTGCCAACTTTCCAGATTGTAACTGGTCTACCTAGTTGCTCTGCCTGTCTCTCTGCGTGCTTCTTAGCATCTGCGAAGTGTGAACCGTCGAATACGTCTGCCCAGATCTTGACTTCGTTACCGTAGTCTGAAGGTTGAATTGCCCAAGTAGTCATGTTGCTCTGATTGGTGAATGATTTGTATATACTTATTATAGCGTCATCAAAGACGTTAATAAGGGTTTGTGTGAGAATAGATATATTTCGTAACATTAGTGTCTGTCCGAAATATACCATACTCCATACTTGTTAATCCTCTGTGGTTCAAAGTTTCTCTTGCTCATTTCGGCAAGTGCTGCTTGAACTACTGGATTGTCCATTGCTGATTGATTGACTAGAACTCTTCCGTTGTAGATTGGTTGAAGTTTGTCGTTGAACATGTGACCTCCGTGGGTTTGTTTCTATGATTCTATTATAAAGGGTAGGATTGCACATTACAATAGTATATGTGACACTAATATAATTGGCACATCGGCAGCTGAGATATCTAGGATCGTCGTCCAGAATAAGAAGAATAGGCGAAATAGTTCTTTCATGTAAATTGTAGTATAGGAACCGCTGTAACTGTATACATTATAGCATCTTGATTGAACGCTGCTTTGTATGCATCACCCACTTTGCGAAGTGCATCCACCATTGCAGGATC